CACTCTGATAATAACAAAAACAATAACACAGGAGGAATAATCCTAAGATGAGTAAGACAATCCAAGAGCTCCTCTCGGGTCTCCCAGCTTGGGAAGCCGCGCTGGCCGAAGACGGACACATTGACGAAGACAACAGAGTAACTATTAAGGAAGCGTTTGCATCACCAGATGCTGCTATTCTCTTCCCTAAGATCATCTCTCGCACTCTTAAGGAAGCAGCAGAGCCACAATTGTTGGTAACGCCACTTCTTTCAACAGTTCGCCTAGGAAAGGGACGCTCCTTGGAGTTCCCCGCAGTAAACGCTATCCAAGCAGCAGAGATTCCCGAAGGACAAGAATATCCAGAGCAAGCACTCGCTTTTGCAAAGCAAATCGAGGGCAAAGTCTCCAAAAAGGGCGTTAAGCTAGCATTTACCGAAGAAGTCATCGCAGACTCTCTTTGGGATATCGTTGGCCTTCACGTAAGGGCTGCAGGTCGTGCAATGGCTCGCCTTAAGGAGCAGATCGCTCTAAGCCGCTTCAAAGACGCTGCAACAATCGTCTTTGACAATGATAGTGGTTCATACGATGATACAACTGGTCGCGACATTAACGGTACTGCAAACAAGACCGTTACATGGGACGACATCATCGATATGGCTGCTGTCTTAATGGCAGAGAATCATATTCCAACCGACTTCATTTTGCACCCACTCATGTGGTCTGTATTCCTTAAGGATGCAATCTTCCACACAGGTGGTTCAGCAGCTGCAGTCAACACCAGCTGGGGCTATCGTCCTCAGTCCAAGGAAGCAGCGCTTAACGCAACTGCTCCCATGGGCCTTAACGTAATCGTTTCACCTTTCGTAAGCTTCACAGCAAAGAGTGGTGCTACCGCTGCTAGTTCAGATCTTTTCTTGATCGACCGCAACGAAGTTGGCACTCTTCTTGTTAAGGATGACATGAGCACCGATCAGTTTGATGATCCAAGCCGTGACATTCGCTCAATGAAGATGAAAGAGCGCTACGACATCGTAATGCTTGGCGACGGTGAGGGAATCACTGTTGCTAAGGGTGTTAGATTAGCACGCAACTATGAGGTTCAGGTCACAAACGAAATGACCTGATAGACCTTAGGGTGTTATAGTTACGATACCCGGGGCAAAGGGAGTGGTGTAAAAGCCACTCCCTTTGTTTATTATCCTATGTTTTTTTGTTACTAATATTTATAAATGATTAGGAGATAAATGTGGCACTAAACCTAATAGAGCACGCAGAAATTAATTTAAATACTGCAATAATTAAATTTGGAAGAACAATAAAAATATCTTCATTAAAGAATAGCAATTTTATTGTACAAACCAATACAGCTACACCAACTATTGTTGCTAATCCTTTTTTAACTATTAATACAATAACTGATTACAATCAAGTCTCCAGAACTCTTACCCTATATTGGGATGCAGTTCTTCAAAGTGAGACAGAATACAAAATTAGAGCTGTTGGCTTTCTCGATGCAGCAAATGAGCTAATAGCCGAAGAGCAAGTTATATTTGAAACCACCGAAGCTGCAACACCTTCTAGTTTTTCTTCAATTAGAGTTCCAGAAATTCAAGAAGTTTATATTGAAGATCACTCAATAAGAACAGACGCATATACGTCTATTCAAATAATAGCAAAGAATCCTAATTTTTATATTGCCTCCGTAGATCCATCTAATGGAGATTTTTATCTAGATAATTCATACAATAACGGAAGAGTGACAATAACATTTAGTTCTAGACCAGCTTCAAACTTCCTTAATAGCTTCTATTTTAAAGCACAAAGAAAAAAAATACAAAGATCACCATCAAGATGGGAAAATGTATCAGCAAACGTTTCTATGCATTCATGGAAACCAGAAGTCTATGTCGATTTTCCCTCTGATGACGCAACTCCAGTTTACAATGAAGAAGACGCAACATACTATGAATCTGGATATAAATACAGAATTATAGTTTCTAAAGATGTTGGTGTTTAATGGCTAATTTTATTTATAAAAAAGCAAAAGAGTCTTTTTTAAAAGGTGAAATTAATTTATATTCAAACACAATTAAAGTATTAATACTAAACAATACTTATACGCCCAATGTAAATACACATCAATTTGTTTCAGACATTAACTCATCTTCTATTGAAGACAGAAGTTCAGGACTATCTAACAAAACCGTAACAGATGGAGTATTTGACGCTGACGACGTAACGATCGGAAATTATTCAGGCAATTCTTTTAATGCAGTAGCATTATATTCAGACAGTGGCTCTGATGCGACTTCTAGGCTAATAGCATACTTAGATACGTCGACAGGCTTACCCTTTTCTAGCGCAAATATCCAAGCCCCTGTTACTATAGTGTGGAATAATGATTCCACTAAAATCATAGCTTTATAAGGAATATCATGGCAACAAATTATCCAGCTTCTCTAGACAATCTAGTGAATCCTACCGCAACAGATACTTTAAACTCTAACACAGTGCCACACCATTTGCAGCACACAAATGCAAATGACGCCATAGAAGCTTTGCAAACAGTTTTAGGTGTTAGTCCAGCAGGATCTTATTTAACTGTCAAAGACAGAATTATAGCAGCAGAACAAAGTATATCAACTCAGTCTATTTTAAATGGATTAACTGATGTTACTATAAGTTCAGTTGCAACAGGCAATATATTACGATACAACGGCTCTCAGTGGGTCAACTACTCTGAAAACAATCTAACCGATGGAGGAAATTTCTAAAATGGCAAATACAATCAGAATCAAAAGAAGGTCTAGCGCTGGAGCAGTTGGAGCACCAACAGGTCTTGCCAATGCTGAATTAGCATTTAATGAAGCTGATGATACACTTTATTATGGCAAAGGAACCGGTGGAGAAGGCGGACTTGCAACCTCTTCTTTAGCTATTGCTGGCCCGGGTGCCTATGTAGGCCTTTCTGGTACACAAACAGTTACTGGTAATAAAACATTTTCAGGAACAGTTGAACTTGGCGGATCTGCAACAGCTACTACTCAAACATCGGGAGATAATAGTACCAAAGTTGCAACAACAGCATTCGTAGCTGCTGCAGTAGGCGCAGTATCAGGTTCTTTTACTTTAGCTGGAGATGGTGGAACAAGTCAGACAATTACTCTTGGTGATACATTAACAATTTCCGGTGGAACAGGACTAACTGCTACAGCTGGTGCATCTGATAAAGTTACAATAGATCTTGATAATACAACTGTTACGGCTGGTTCATATGGTTCAGCTACAGCAGTTTCAACCTTTACAGTTGACGCTCAAGGTCGTTTGACCGCAGCTGGCACAGCAAACATCGCTATCCCAGCAAGTGCAGTTACAGACTTCAACGAAGCTGCTCAAGATGCAGTTGGAAATGCAGTTGGGACAGGCCTTACTTACACAGACTCAACAGGTGCAATTTCAGTAACAGCGAATACCTACGACGCCTATGGTTCAGCTTCAACAGTTGCAGGTAATCTAACGACTCATACATCAGCAACAGAAGCTCATGGTGCAACTGGTGCAGTAGTTGGAACTACAAACACTCAAACGCTTACGAACAAGACTCTTACTACGCCAACCATCAATGGACCAGAAATCACGGCTACTGGTGGGACTCCAAGAATTCATGGTATCTATCTTCCAGATGCACATTTTATTACATTTGAAGGCGCAACGGCTAATGAGTTTGAGACAGTCCTTGCAGTTACTGACCCGACAGCCGACAGAACCGTAAGTCTTCCAGACGCAACTGGTACTGTAGCGCTTACTAATAATAAACTTTCGGATTTTGCAGCTACTTCATCATCAGAACTTGCTGGAATTATATCGGATGAAACTGGTACTGGAGCACTTGTATTTGCTAATACGCCAACACTTGTAACGCCAAACATTGGTGCTGCTACTGGTACATCTCTTACCCTTTCAGGTGATCTGACAGTCAACGGTACAACAACTACAATTAACTCAACTACAATCACGGTTGACGATAAGAATATCGAGCTTGGTTCAGTCGCAAGTCCAACAGACGCAGGTGCTGATGGTGGTGGTCTTACCCTTAAGGGCGCAACAGACAAGACCTTTAACTGGATTGACGCAACTGACTCATGGACTTCATCAGAAAACATGAATCTTGTAAATGGTAAAACTTTTAAAATCAATGGAACTGATGTTCTTTCTGGTTCAACTCTTGGTTCAGGGGTAACCGCATCAAGCCTTACTTCAGTTGGAACAATTGCAACTGGTACATGGAATGGTACCGCAATAGCCATAGCTAACGGTGGAACGGGCTCTACAGACGCTGGAGCAGCTCGTACGGCTCTTGGATTAGCAATAGGCACTAATGTACAGGCTTACAATGCAAACCTTGGAGCAATAGCAGGATTAACTTCTGCAGCAGATGCTCTTCCATATTTTACTGGATCAGGAACTGCAACAGTTACAACATTAAGTTCATTTATTAGAGGATTACTTGATGATGCAGACGCAGCTACAGCTAGAACTACTCTTGGTGTTGATACATACACAATTGATGGTGGCACGTTCTAATTAACTTATGTTATAATAACTTAGTTAAGTGGAGTGACTAATGGCTAATACTATAAAATTAAAAAATAGTGGCACATCGTCCAATACGCCTACATCTTTGGAATATGGCGAATTAGCAATTAACTACGCCGATGGAAAACTTTATTACAAGAATAGTTCCAACGCTATTGTTGAATTTACTAGTTCCGCCAATCTAGCTGGAACTGTATATAACGCTACAATTGGCGATGGCACCAGTAATTCATATGTTTTAACGCATAACTTTGGTAGTAGGGACGTAAGTGTAACAATTAGAGAGGCTGCTTCTCCATATGGTTTAATTTTAACTTCTTGGGAAGCAACTTCCAGCAATGCTATAACTGTTTATTTTGATTCTCCACCATCTTCTAACTCTATTAGAGTTTCTATTTATATTGCTGTAGCAGGCCTTGAGGTGGGTCCTGCTGGTCCTACAGGTCCCACAGGCCCTACAGGCCCAACTGGTCCCACTGGAGCCGCATCAACAGTTCCTGGCCCTACTGGCCCTACTGGACCTACTGGACCTGAAGGCCCTACGGGTTCACCAGGCCCTACAGGCCCAACTGGTCCCACTGGAGCCGAATCAACAGTTCCTGGCCCTACAGGACCAACTGGTCCTAACGGACCAGCAGGATTAACTGGCCCAACTGGCCCAACTGGCCCTAGTGGATCTTTTGCTAGCACGCAAACAATAAATGTACAAACAGGAACTAGTTACACTTTAGCCAATAGCGACTTAGGAAAAATGGTTACATTAGATAATGCTTCAGCGATAACAGTAACTGTTAATACTTCAACAGGATTAAGTGCAGGTCAATCAATAGACCTACTACAGCTTGGAGCTGGACAAATAACAATCGCTGCTTCAGGAGTAACAATAAATAGTACACCAGGATTAAAGTTTAGAGCTAGATATTCTGCAGCTTCTTTATTCTGCGTAGATAGCAATAGCTATGTTCTTATCGGGGACTTGAGTGCGTAATGCCTATCAAGCGTGGGACTAGCAGCATACCCAAGTTGCTGCCAGACATAACAATTGGTTCTACAACTAATTTTAATCAATCTATTGCGACGCTAAACGCAACAGTTTCCGCTAATAAATACCCAACTACTGTTTATTTTGATTACTCAACTAGTTCATCTTTTACAACATTCACAACAGTTACATATGGCTCTACTGTTAGCGGTCAGGCTTCAAGCATTTTTCAAAACATAACTGGTCTAGCGGTTGCAACTCTCTACTATGTTCGCTGCCGTGCAACAAACGCTATTGGAACTACTACAAGTTCAAGCACATCATTCACTACCTGGTCTTTAAAGACGTTTACGCAAACTACTGCTGGTGCCTTCTCTGTTTCAATTCCTTCAGTAACACCAACTAGCGGAAGTGCCGTTGCACCAGTT